CGACCCACCTCAATATGGAAAGGTCTTCATCTCGGTCATACCCAAGAACTCGCAGTTCATCGGAGAACTGGACAAGAAGACGATACTGAACACCATACTCGACCAACGGAAGATTGTGGCAGTGACGGCTGAGGTGGTCGATGTTGACTACACATACATCCTCTTCGACTGCTCCGCGACATACGATTCTTCCCGAACACTCACCAGCGAATCCGAAGTCAAGCGTTCCATAGAACTCGCTGCGGTCCTCTACTCCGCGCAAAACCTCTACTCCTTCGGCGGATCTTTCCGATACTCGACCATATCGAGGCTGATCGACCTATCCAACAACGCCATGGTCAGCAACCGAATCAGCACTCGCCTAGCCAAGAGATTCATTCCCACATTCGGTCTGTCCAACTATGACCTTGACTTCGGAGCGGAGTTGCAGAGAAGCCAGGGAACATGCGTCTCTGTCATCTCGTCCTCGCTGTTCAAGCACAGGAACTCGCAGAATGTCGTGGTGGACTGCTATCTCAGCGACAATGGTTCTGGAAACATAGTCCTGAACTCCGTGAAGGGTTCCACCGTCAAGGTGATCAACGACAGGATCGGCAAGATCGACTACGCCACGGGAAAGATGTCCCTGACTGGATTTGCCCCCACTGGAACAGGAACGAAGCCGTTCATCCAAATCAATGCCGTTCCCGACCAGACCAAGGACATAGTCCCCAAGCGAAACCAGGTTCTCTTCATCGACCCAAGCCTTGACGGCGGTCTGGTTGTCAGACTCACCGACTCGTCCTCCAGGAGAGCCTGATGCTTCCGATCCTGTTCGGCTCCACTGGTCCCGCTCCAGCACCTCAGGTTCTGCTGAGGGAGCCGCCAGCACTTACCATCAAGAGGTTTGGTCCCAGCAACCTGGTCGTGGATCAGGTTCCCGACTTCGTCAACAGAGACCATGTCACATTCAGGCTGTTCCTCGAGGCTTACTACGAGTGGCTTGAGCAGTATCAGAATGCGTTCGGAATCATCGACTCGTTTACGGAGAGCACGGACATCGACCGTACCATCGGTCTGTTTTTTGCCGACTTCCGCGAAATGTATCTGCGCGGATTCCCATATCAACTGGCAACCGACGAGAACGGACGGGTGGTCAGCGAAGCCAACTTCCTCAAGAACGCAAGGAACTTCTATGGATCCAAGGGAACGGAGAAGTCGTTCAGGTTCCTGTTCAGGCTCATCTACAATGTCTCGTCCCAGGTAGCCTATCCTGGAAAGGACATACTCAGGGGATCGGACGGGAAGTGGATAGAGCGTCTGTCTCTCAAGACCACCAGTTCGGGTGGAACCGCGAACTACCTGATGGAGGGCAATCGGGTATATCAGTACGATCCTGCCACGGGACAGGTGGTGGCATCCGCTCAGGTCACCCGCGTGTTTCAGTACGACATGCGGCACTGGAAGGTCACGGAGATATTCATCGGACAGCCTTTCGGTGATTTCGTAGCCAATCTTCCCATCAGGTGCGATCTTCCCTCTGGTTCGCTGGAAGAGCGAGTCGTTCCTGTCATCAGCCGCGTGGATGTGCTGAACGGAGGATCGGGATACGAACAAGCCGACAGGTTGGGTCTCACTGGAGCGATTGAGGGATTCGGTGCTTCCGTTGCCATAGAACTAACCGACAAGGACGGACGGATACTATCGGTTTCCGTGATAGACTCCGGAATAGGATACTCCGACGATGTGGACGCATTCGTGGTTTCCAACACCGGCGACGGAAACGCGAGGTTTGCAGTCGTGGTCTCAGCCTTGAGCCAGTACAGGGGATACTACTCAAACAACGATGGGAAACTCAGTTCCACCAAGCGTCTTTTCGACGGAGACTTCTATCAGGACTTCTCGTATGTGCTGAAGAGCGAGATATCGTTCGACATGTACAAGGAGATGTACAAGCGGCTTGTCCATCCCGCCGGGTTCAAGATGTTCGGAGACATACTGGTTGATCGCGGCGTGATCGACAGCCTTCCGTTCCATTCCGAGATGCAGAGGTACGAACTCCCGTACATCGGTCACTACACACCTTACAGGATGGGAACCACCGCCGACCTATACGGAGTCTATCCAAACGGCTTCAATCCACGAGCCACGGTATACAACAATGTGCAGAACTACGGAAGCACGGGTGGAAAACTCTTTGTGCAGCCAATCGGGTTTACCTTTGGGGGACTGACTTTCACAAGCGTATTTGCTACCGGTGCTTCCGGAAACGGCATAACCGCAGGTGTCTTTGAGTTCAGAAGTCTAAACGATGGAGGAACCTATGGAATCCTCCTTCTCAGGGGGATCAGCCTGAATGGAGCGGGATTGACCGCATTGTTTGGAGCCACATCCTCCTTCGTTGAGGGAAAGACGATCAGGATGTTCACAGCAACTTCAGGCTTTACAGCAACGGTGAGCCTTGTCAGAGCAGGAGTAGGAATCGTCCCCGAGACAGGTGGGTTCACCCACGACACGCAGGGCAGACCACTTGGAAGCAGCCTCGGTGTCGAGGGCTACATAGAAGCACAGGGGTTCAGTTACGACTACTGGCGGATACACCATCACCCCAACATCTGGGGAATCCGTGGTCTGACGGGAGTCTGGAACGGATCAACTGGTGCTGGAGCATCCTTCGGGGCTATGGCACTCAACCCATTCTTCAGAATGCCTCTTGGCTATCACTTCCATTCAAGCCCGCAGAACACATCGTATGTCGGAACCACGGGGGACGGCAACGAATACGGACTGATAGAAAGCCCTCGACTGACATCACCGAACTTCTAACATGGCAAACACCGCCCTCAAGTCACTCTTCAAAACCGACATCGTGGAGATCATCCGCGATTTTCTCTCGGGAAGCAGCAACTACTACCTGTTCGTGGGTCGTTCTCTCCCCTACGAGGACAACCCATCGACCACGGCTGTCGAAAGCGACACGAGACCACCGTCGTTCGGAGAGGTCGGCAGGAACACATACGACTCCATTCGCAACGGCATCTTCATCAAGAGGATTTTCCCCGAGAACACGAAACTGATCGTTCCGCGCATAGACTGGACGCCAGGAACCACCTACGCGGCTTATTCGGAGACCACAGACCTTGCGGACAAGGAATGGTATGTCTTCACTTCCGAAAACGATGTCTACAAGTGCATGAAGTCCACCGGAAACGCATCGACCATCATGCCTACAGGCAGATCCACTCAGGTATTCAGCCTGTCCGATGGCTACTCTTGGAAATACATCTACACCGTTCCTGAGGACTATCTTGGACACATCACGCTCGATTACATTCCGGTCTTCCTTGCGGGAGACGAGAACCTTGAGCAGAGGGCGGTGCAGGACAGCGCGGTTCCTGGAAGCATAGACACCGTTTCCTTCACCAAGACGGCGGGACCGACATTCGACAAGTCTTTCCGCTACAGCCGATTCTTCACCTCCTTCAACACGGTTCCCGACCTTGGTGTGACCGCCAATCAGGCTGGTTCGACGATAGTCACCATAAACATAGGCGACGAGGCGATCAATCCCGCAAACGGATACTGGAACGACTATGCCATCCGCGTCACCGATGGTCCTGGCATCGGTCAGTATCTCAGGATAGTGAACTTTGCCAAGACGGGAAGCGGAGTCTCCTACCACTATGCGGAGATCCACCCACCGCTCGACAGACCAGTCTCCACCCTGAGCCAATACAGGATAGTCCCATACATGGTCGTCGATGGAGATGGAACTGGTGCAGTCGTAGCACCCGTCACCGACTCCGACAGGAAGATCGACAACCTGACCATCCTGAACCCAGGCAGGAACTACACATATGCCAGACCAAGGGTGGTCACGGGAGCCTCTGGACCGAGCATTGGAACGGCAGTTGCAACCCTGAACAACACCATTTCGGCAAGCCTGTCCACGCCGAAGGGTCATGGATACAACGCAATCCGCGAACTCAAGCCCGCCAGCCTGATGATGGTAGTTGAGGTCGATGGAACAGAAGACGGCAAGATAAGCCACAGGAACGACTACAGGCAGTTCGGAATCCTCAAGAGTCCCCTTCTTCGGGGAGGCGAGACCCTTGCGGGTCAGGAAGAGCAGAGGATACTGGAGGTTCTGGTCAAGAAGCAGCCGACCAAGACCGACAAGTATTCGCTGAACACATTCGTTCCCGGAATGTTCATATTCGGCAAGGAAAGCCGTGCCACGGCACGGATAGTGGACAGCGACAGGTTCGTTCCAAGCAGAAGCAGCATGCTTCGTCTATATCTCAAGGACATCGAGGGAGACTTCAGGTTCTCCGATGACTCGTCCAGCAAGGTGAGGGTCTACTACGGAGCCACTTATTCCGCTCCATTTGCCACTGGCGACATCGCAAGGCAGTATTCATCCGTGGTAGGACAGACCCTTTCCGCGTATGGAACGATATTCTCATACGACCTCTACGACCGAAGCGTGGTCATAGACACCCTACAGGGAGCATTCACCAAGGACAGGCTAATCTCTTTCGGGACCGCTGGCTACACCATGGAGTCAGCAGCCATACTGGATGTCGATCAAGAGTATGGAGAGTCCATCGGTCAACTCACAATCGGAAGCACTGGAGGAAGTTCCTTCATGACTTTCGGCGGGGACGAGGTGTTCGGTCGCATCGCTTCCACTTCGTTCAGACCTTCAATAGCCGAGGACATCGGTCGATACGACCTGACCACCAAGATAACAGTAGTTTCTGGAACGCCGTTCACGGATGGTGTCCTCTTCGGAGTTCCCGCCGTGGATGGAACCCTCTCGCAGACCGATCCCAAGACGCTCGTCCGCACGGACGCTGACATACTTGACTTCACCGTCCAAGGGGGAAGCGGTCTCACCGGAATACTCCGTGTGAACAATGTCAGGGGCAAGTTCAACACCACAGATTCGCTGTCCTTCACCGAATACGGACTGACTGCCGCACAGCAGATGACCGTCACCATCGCGGGAATAACGCTTCCGGACATCTCAGTGGGTTCGGGTGAGTTGCTATACATAGAGAATATCCGACCAATACAGAGAAATCAGGAACAATCGGAAGAGTTCAAGATTGTCATAGGTTTCTAGGAGCAATGTAGATGCCCTCTTACGATCCGAGCCTGTTCAATGTTCGCCCCTACTACGATGACTACGAGGAGGACAAGAAGTTCCTCAGGATGCTGTTCCGTCCAGGCTACGCGGTTCAGACCCGCGAACTGACGCAGTTGCAGACCATCCTTCAGAACCAGATCGAGCGGTTCGGCAACAACATCTTCAGGGACGGAAGCCGCATCATCGGCGGAAACATCTCAACGCAGACCCTCAACTTCGTCAGGCTTCTTCCTCAGTCTTCGTCTGTCCCTCTGTTCAACCTAGCGGAGCAGGACATCGTCGGCTTCAACCTCATACAGCGCGATGGTTCGGGCAATGTCGTGTCGAAAGCCAAGGTTCTCGACTTCCTGCCTCCGGCGGGAGACGACGACAACTTCGTAGTTGCAGTCATCAGTTACATGTCGGGAACCGAGTTCTCCGCATCGACCTCGCTTGAGTCGGACAATCCAGACAAGTTCTTCAATGTCACCACAGCCCCAGACTCGCAGACGCTTCCATACAAGGGCAGATGCCGTGTCGTGGCTACGGGCGAAGGCATCTACTATGCTAACGGGTTCTTCGTAAGGACAAGCGATCAGATCGAACCAGCCTACACGGTGGTCGATGGGGTGAGGACATTCACCGCTCCATCGGGATCGATGGGATTCAGGGTCGTATCCATGATAGTCACCGAGAAGGACGACTACACCCTCAAGGATCCCGCCAGCGGATCATACAACTACAACGCACCCGGCGCTCACCGATATAAGGTGGACATGGTCTTGTCTTTCGTCGAGACCGACTCCGAGAAGGACTTCGTCGAACTGGTCAGGTATCAGAACGGAACCGTCGTGCGGAAGTTCGACCAGACGCAGTATTCCGACTTGATGAACCTGTTCGCTCAGAGGACATACGACGAGAAGGGAAACTATGTCGTAAAGCCGTTCGACATAACCTTCAAGGACTCCACGGATGCCTCTTCAGTGGTTGCTGAGATCGGTTCGGGCAAGGCATATGTCTTCGGACACGAATACGAGTCCCGCTTCAAGGAGCAGATAGAGGTTCCAAAGGCAAGGACGATCACCGAGTATCAGTACATGGGCGTGTCGAACTACTTCGGCAACTACATCCTTGGCAAGTACAACCCCGTTGCATCGGGAACGAACATCGCTCCGCTCTTCTCCCTTCCAAGCCAGTTGAGGGGCGAGAGAAGCCTGTCGGTCGAGGTCTACGGGGCAACCCAACCTCTCACCGCACAGGAGTTCCTTGCGAACGGGTATGCCAACACCCTGTTCAGCGGAATACTCCACAGGCTCGACACCGACGATCCCACCGTGAACAGCACCCAAGGCGCGACGATGCAGTTCCGCGCATACCTGTCTTCGGTGGAGAACATCAAGTTCGGAACCACGGTGGGTCTGCCGATCAACCTCTACATGATCGATCCAGTCACGCGGATATCGACCAAGTTGCTCTCGGACATCACTAGGGATGCCGCCAACTCGGCAGTTCCCAAGTTCCATGACTTCGCCAGCCAGAGCCTTGTCTATCCGCTCAACGGAAACACCCCGACCACCATGATTGCGAATGTGGACAGCGTTTCGTATGTCCACGATGTGTCCAGGACATTCGTGGTGTCCGCTGCAAACCCGTTTCCAGAGGTGGAACTGGGGCTTGGCAACGAATACAACTGGTGCTTCGAGGCAGCGAACATAGGACAGGGCTTCGTGCCAGATGGAAACGATGTCGTTCTGGACTCCGAGGACGGATACTATGTCGTTTCCGAATCACCGTCTCTTCCTCCGACGAACGCGAACTACCTCGCTCCAGGCACGATCCTCAAGATCGTAGGTCAAAGCGCACAGATTCCATCGGGACAGAGCGTTGCGCGGGCGAAGATATCAGGTAGCGGAGACTTCGTGGTCTTCACAAGCCAACTGCCTCCTGGCGGCTATCGGCTTGTCGGAAAGGTCAAGGCAGTCTCTACCAACTTGCAGGGGGTGTCCGTTGACACATCGAAGATCCGCACAAAGACACTTGTGCAGACCTCCGAGACCATCACGAACACCACCAGTCAGTCCAATGTGAGCAAGCGCATCATCAGAAGGAACAGCGCGAACGGCATCTACGAGATGTACTTCACCCTGAACAAGGCTGATGTCCACCGCATAGTTTCCATCCAGGACGGCAGCGGAAACGACATCTCGCATAGGTTTCAGTTCGACAATGGTCAGCGCGATTCGGCATATCTTCTCGCCAGGCTGTTTGTGAAGCCGAACTTCTTCTCCACCTACGAGGAGACGAAGACCTTCCAGTTCACGGTCACATACACCAACTTCGATCACAGCGGATATGGTCCTTTCGTCCGAGACTCCTACCTCGGACTCTCATACGACCAGATCCCCGTCTACACGGATCCGCATACGGGGAACTCGGTGCATCTTGCGAATGCGGTTGACTACCGTCCAATCGCCAAGATAATCGGCTTCTACTCTGGAAACACGCTTGGTTCATCCGGATCGTCGGTTCCAAACCAGTACAACCGACCGCTCATCAACTACTCAAACGGGTTCGCTCCCATTCAGTCCAGCATTGCAAGCGACCACGATGCGTATCTTCCACGGATCGACAAGATCGTCGTTTCCCGCAACATAGCGGCTGACGGAGAAGTCACAACATTGCAGAGGGTGGGCGGAATCGCCAGCGATTCGCCAGTTGTTCCCGAGGACACATCGGACTCGATGACCCTCTTCGTGTTGAGCGTACCGGCATATACATTCAATCCCACCGACATCAAGGCTGAAAGCATCGGAAACGACAGGTTCACGATGAAGGACATCGGGACGATGTCTCGCCGCATCGACGAACTTGAGCAGCATGCCGTGCTGACCGATGTGGAACTCAGCGTGGTCTCCAAGGACATCGTCAAGACGAACGGTCAGGATGCCATCAAGAGGGCAGTGCTGGTCGATACATTCGTCGGTCACTCAGTAGCCGATGTGGTGAGCGATGACCACCGATGCTCAATCGATGTGGAGCGCGGGGAACTCAGACCATCGTTCGATTCCCATGCCTACGACTTCATCGCTCCGTCCGCTCAGGGCATAACCCTGACGAAGGACAACATTCTCTGCGAGGTCTTCACGCGGAACACCGATCCCGTGGTCACTCAGTCCAAGGCTAGCAAGGCTGTTCGGGTGAATCCCTTCGGTCTTCCCAACTGGGTGGGCAGCATGAAGGTCTATCCCCACGCAGACTTCTGGTACGACAAGTCGAGGCGACCGGTGGTGAGGGTCAACGACGGAGGCGTGAACGATGCCTGGCTCGTCGGAACGATGAACTCGTACAGCGGTCACGGTTCGCAGTGGAACGATTGGGAGAGCCTGTGGACGGGGCTGTCGGTCGAACTTACGGACGCGGAGAGCGAGAGAAACGCATACTTCTTCTCAAGAAGCCGCATGGCAAAGCAGTCCAACTCTGCCGAGAACAAGTGGTTCGACAACGATGCCGTGTCCAGGAAGGTTGACGACACGGCATCCTCGCGTGGAATCTACCGCACCGACTTCCGCAGGAAGGGTTACTACAACGAAGTGGCAACCGACACGCTTGTCAACAAGAGCGTGGTTCCATTCGTCCGAGACAACACGGTAAAGTTCGATGTCGTGAACCTAAAGCCCGGCACACAGGTTCATGTCTTCATGGACAATGTGAACATGAATGCCTACTGCACCATGAATGGGGCAAGTGGTCCGTTCATGACCAATGCGGTCGATGGGTCGCTGATGTCCGTCAACATGAACATTCCAGCGGGTCTGTTCACGGTTGGCGAGAAGATAATCCGAGTCGTCGATGATGCCTCGAACGACATCGAGAATGCCACAACTATTGCCGAGGCTTCCTTCCAATGCTCAGGCATCAGGGAAAGCAAGAACCTCAGCGTCGTCTCCATCCGCGATCCCGAGATAAGGAAGCAGACACCGAACAGCAACAAGGTAGTGTCAACTCCCCTCTACAGAAAGAAGAACCTCAACACGGTCAGATACAACCAGTGGATCGATCCGCTGGCTCAGACATTCGAGGTCAACGAAGACCTGTACCCCAACGGGTTCTTTGCCGAGAGCGTTGACATCCACATTGCCACGGCAGATGCGGAACTTCCCATCACGGTCGAACTATGCCCAGTCATCAACGGGCTTCCGCACACATCGGTCATACTGCCGTTCAGCACCGTCACCAAGAAGCCATCCGAACTGACCGTGGACGAGGCATCGCCAGCGGCTACGAACTTCAAGTTCAGCACTCCAGTGTTCCTTGCACCAGGCGAGTATGCGATACTGATCTCGACCAACAGCCAGAACTACACCGTGTTCGTGGCTAACATCGGAGAGACCGACATAGAGACGGACGAGAGGATATCCTCGACCTTCCAGAAGGGCGCGTTGTTCCGTTCACAGAACGACTCCGAGGTCTCTGGCGACTCCAACACAGACCTCATGTTCAGCCTCTATCGCTGCAACTTCCAGAGGGCTGATCCTTTCAACCTACAGGTCGGAATCACGGGAGACGGCATCAACGAGGTCAGCATAGTTCAGCCGAACATCTTCATGTTCGCTCCATCGGACATATCGATCAGCAATGAAATCACGCTTGGGTCATCGACATACAGGATGGTCAACGGTCGCAGCATTCCCCTGAAGAATTCCTTCGACTTCGACACCACAGCCACGGCGTTCGTGGAGTTCACCATCGGAAAGACCGACGAATCCATCGGCACATTCATGATCGACATGGACAGGTCGAACCTGATCGCGGTGGAATACATCGTGAACAGCGTCGGCAGCGAGACCACGGTCGAACAGGCTGCGGTGTCGGGACAGCCCAGCAGGAACCCCAAGAACCGCCCAAGGCGGGGCGTGTCCCACAGCACGGCTGTGGCACAGCAGGATGTCTCTTCCGTGGAGGGAGACGACACCGCGAGATACATCACCAAGTACAGCACGATTCCCGGTGACCTCAAGGGAACGGAACTCAAGGTGTTCCTCAGCGCGAACATCCCTCCGAACTCATTCATTCGCGTGTTTGCCAAGACCATCGATTCCAGCAAGGTGAACAGGGAACTGGGAGACACGGGATATCAACTCATGACTCTCGACTCTACGGGAGAGTTCTTTGCTGGCGGTCAGTTCAAGAACTCGACCAATCCATACGACTTCAGGGAGGCATCGTATACGCTTGTTCCCTCGAATCCGTTCAATGTTTTCCTAGTCAAGGTGTGCATGTACAGCAACGACAAGACACGGGTTCCCGTCGTCAAGAATCTCAGGGTGGTGGCAGTCCAATGAAAAACTCACAGCATCAGTTCTCCCGCGACAGGGTATCAGGCGCACTCATCATCAGCAATCCCGAAAAGGAGAGGGAACTGATGTTCCGCAGGACGGTTCAGGACGAGTTGCGGGCTATGAGGGACGAGATAGATAGTCTGAAGAGCAGAATCCGCGATCTGGAAGAGGGAAACTGAGATGCCGACAGGTCCAGCAGACAGCACATACATCATACCTCAACTGACATTGTCGGACACGATGTACGAGTGGTATACGCTGACCAACACCGAGATCATCGACAAGTTGAACCGCATCAAGGTGTACCAGTTGCAGGGAGCGACTGGAGTCGGAATCATTCAGCAGACGGACGGAGTGGCAGTGGCATTCCTGGAGGAGATCGTTCCAGGAAACCATACATTCACCGGAAACATCACATTCAACGGAACCGTGACCACGGTCAACAGCAATCTGGTCACAATCGACGACTACAACCTGGTTCTGGGTGCTGTCGGTTCCAGCGGAGCCACCGGTGGAACATCGGACACCGTAATCAGCAACGCAGGTGGCGGTGGCATCATAATCGCTGGCGCTTGCGGAGACAAATACTTCCTGTGGAAGGCATTCGATGACGGCAAGACATTCCCAGCATGGAGAATCAGCGATCCCATAGCGTTCACGGGAGCAGCAAAGTTCTACTCCAAGGACAACAAGTTCTTCTTCGGTGGAGACGGAAGCGCGTCTGCGAGTAGCCTGACATCGACGCATTCCGGCTCTACCATCTCGGTCGAAAGCAACTTTGCAGGAACCACATACGAAAACATCTCCATCGGAAGCGATGGTTCCACCAGACTCATCAACGGATCACTGGTCAGGCGTTTCTCGGTTCCCGCAGGTGGTATCACTGGCATCGGTCTTACATTCGGAATGGTCATCAGGCACGATGCGACCACCGGAGGAATCACCAAGGCTCAGGCTAACACGGTCTTCAATGCCGAATCCATGGGCATTGCCGTCAACCTGAACACCACGCAGAACTTCGTGGATGTCAACATGCTTGGCTATGTCAGCGGAAACTTTGCAAACGCCATCGCTTCTTCGGACGGAGCATCGTCCCTAGGGACGGGAGAGTTCTACTTCCTCTCCGAGTCAGAGGCGGGCAAGATCACCAAGAACGCACCGACCACCACCGGATTCGTCAGGAAGCCCATCCTCTATGCGCTCGGCGCAACACAGGCGATGGTGATGAACTATGTCGGCAACAAGATAGTGGACATAGACTCCCTGTTCTCAAGACTGAACGCATCCACGGTAGTGGTCAAGCACCCACCCAACTTCTTTTCGGTGGGTGATGCAGTCAGATTCGAGGAAGGTCTCACGGCATCGGACAGACCTTTTGGTTCCTACGTCAAGGCATCAGCCAGCACAAGCGAGTTGGCAGAGGCTCTTGGAATCATCTCCAAGACCAACTACGGAGGAAACTCCGCTGCCTCGTTGATGACCATCTCAGGATACATCGAACTGGGGGCAGCACCGTATGCCCCGATGACTCCAGGATCGGTCTACTTCCTCGGCACGGAGGAAGGAACGCTCGTAACCACGCCGCCCTCCACGGTCAACACCGTCAGGAAGCCGATGCTCGTCGCGGTCACTCCTACGAGCGGAATCGTGCAGAACTATGTCGGTCTCGTCATGACGAGCAATGTCGGAAGCGGCTCCAGCATAGAGATTCCGGAGTTCGACTCAGGCTTCAAGAACAAGTTGATAAACGGAAACTTCGACTTCTGGCAGAGGGGAACCACATTCCCGTTCAGAAACCCCGTGAGCGAGCCAGACCGTTACACCGCCGACAGGTGGAAGATGGTGAACACGGGTGGAACAACCGCCGACAGGCTGAATGTCTCCGTGAACAGGTATCCCCTCATGCTTGGGGAGTTTTCGGATTCCAATGTCTATTCCCGTCATGCCCTAGAGTTTGCAATCGGAACGGGTGGACACACATCTGGATCGGAGACATATCTCTATCAGCGGGTAGAGGGAATAGAGAACCTTCCAAGCGGATATGCCACGATCTCCTTCTATGCAAAGGCTACCGTGGCAAATGCCAAACTAGGCGTGTCCTTCCGAAGGGACTTCGGTGGAGGAACCGCACCAGACTACGCGGTGACGGGAATAGAGCCAAACTCACAGAAGGAAAAGGGTTTCGTGGTCAGCCTACCAACCCAATGGGCTAAGTTCACGCACACCTTTGCCCTTCCCGACAGCAAGTTCGGTCTTGTCGGTGCTTCGGGGACGGATGGTCCCGAAATCAGGTTCTTCCTCCGTGGTGGATCCACTAGGGTAGGAACGGATGTGGCTGAGGAAATCAACCCGAACATAGCGAACGCCCCGTCCTACAGCATATACATCTCTCAGGTGCAACTTGAGCAGGGACAGGCTGCTTCTCCGTTTGAACTCAACGACCCTCAGACGGACTACGAGCGTTGCCTTCGCTACTATCAGACGACTAACGCAGCATCTCCGTTCAGGAACATCGTCAACGGAGGCGCGAATGCAAGCAATGCCGACTCCATTCCTGTCGATGGAGGAACCATTGTAGTCAGATATCCGGTTGAGATACGGGATGCATCCACATCTCAGGTTACGATCAAGGGTCTTCCTTCATGGAGCGGAGCCATAACTCAATCCAGCAAGGGATTCAAGGCAACCAAGAGCGCAGGAAGCATGGAAGTCAACTACGAAGTGGAATCGGAACTCTGAGGAGCATAAATGGGAACTAGCGCATTCGATCCAGTAGCACTAGCGGATGTCCGCTCCGTGCGCAATAAGATAGACATGGCAGGAGTCACGGCTGATGTCTTTGCCGTTGGCGATGTCATCCGCTATGATCCACAGGACGACAAGTATCTGCTTGCACAGGCTAACAGCGAGGCAAACGCTGCATTCGTTGGTGTCATCGAGTCCATAACATCCAACGATGTGACCGTGGTCTATTCGGGTGAGATCTCTCTTCCCGATAGCCTGATGTCAACTATCGCGGGATCCACGGGAGCGCAGATATTCTACCTGTCCGACACACAGAAGGGCAAGTTGACCACTACTGCGCCAAGCAATCCCGCTAGCGTCATCAAGCCCGTCATCATCACGACAGGAACCACGGACGACACATCTCCCACACTTGGAACTGTAGATGGTATCGTCGTGAACGGTCAATCGACCAGGATCAGCGGAGACTCCACGGTTGATCTCAGCGACATACAGCCCGTTGGTTCGGTGATAGCCTTTGCTGGAAACACAGGAGATGTTCCTGCTGGATGGGACATCTGCGATGGTGGTTTGCTGCCGATCTCAAGTTATTCCGATCTTCATGCATCGCTGAACAGTGGATCGATCTACGGGTTTACCCAGCAGATCACCATGACCAAAACAAATGGAACGATCATACCGGACAACCAACTCATTGGATCGTATTTCTTCGTATCAAAGGCAGGACTGAACAGCGAGTTCAGGTGTACCTTTTTGTCGGTCGCCGTGACCGGAAACAACCTGACGGCGGAAGTCTTGGTGGACCCATTGCTGGTCAACGGAACCTATCACAACAGTCAACTCGTTCTTGGCGACCAGGGAAGAATCTACCTGGAGAACGGGTCTCAGACAAGTACGTTCTACAGCGTTAGCAGCGCGGTCAATCCAAAAGTTAGGCTCAAGAAGCCAGACATGCGGGCAAGATTCCTCATCGGGTCTTCCAGAGGATTGACCGGTCAAGAAAACTCGGCTTTTGGATCGTACACCATAGGACTTCTTGGTGGTGAGGAACGTCATTCACTGCAAGTAAACGAACTGCCGATACACGGTCATCCGATTTCCGTGAGCGCATCGCTTACTGGCAATGTTTCCGTAAGCCACAACCTAACGACAAGTGTCGCTGGAGCACACAACCACTCTTTGTTCAATGAAACAAACATAGACCTTGACCTAGGTGGACCAGACAGCGTTGTTAGAACCGTTGGAGGCAGTTCTAGCGCGTTGCCAAATGCTGGTTCGCATTCGCATTCGGTGACTGGAACCATTTCGGTAAGCACGAACAACCTTACCCCCAATGTGACAGCGTCGATTGGAAACGCCGGAGGCAACTCGCCGCACAACAATGTTCCTCAGCATGTCGTGGTCTACTGGATCATCAAGACGAGGAAGGATTCGTATGCCAAGTTGTACAAACTCGGTCCTTCTGGCGGCGGGGTGGTAGTAGCCAAGAACACAGCCAAGAGATGGGCGAGATCCACACCGGGAGCGGGATGCACAATCGACGCAGGATACGGTGCGTGGGGTGTTTCCTATGCGTCGAAAGGCAACTACATCTTCAGTCATGACCTACTGTTCGATCTTGGCACAGCCGATCAGACGAAATACATAGTCGAGGCTACTGTCGCCAAGTCTGGGTCCGGACTAACGCAGATGTTTGTCGCAAACTCCTACAACTACGGAGGACTTACCTTCGGAGTTCAGGTCTACGACATAATCGGTGCTACCCACAGCGACAACTTCCAGTATCTGAACATAGTCGTGTATGGCGGCGGAACCGCAGTCTAAAGGGAGAGTAAATGTCTCAGTTTTCGGCACATAGGGTATCGGCAGAAACCGGAATCAGGGTGGCGATAACCACCAAGGTTTCGCTGTATGTCAGTCCAACCGGCGATGATGTTCTCAACACGGGAACCGAAGAAGGTTCTCCCTTCCGAACCCCAAAGCGGGCAATGCAGTGGTTGTCCGACAAGCAGATAACCGACAGTGGATTCGTGACGGTGAACTTTGCTGGCGGCATCTACGATCTGGAAGAGCCGATTGAGATGAACCACGATCAGGGAAATCGCGTTGCTTTCGTTGGGGCAAGACCGGAAGTACTCATTCTTCAGTACGTTCAGGACTACATCACCACCGGATTTACCGCACCCGGATATGCCAAGTACTATTCTGGCGTAAAGCACGGAATCACGATGTCGTGCGTCAGGTACAGCACCAGTACCCAGTACGAAACCATAACCGCCTCCAACGGCATAAACAACAGCCAGGTCGGCACTGGCGTGATCGTCCAAGACTACGACCTAAAGTTCACCGACGAATACAACCCGACGAACCACTACGCGGCGTATCCCACAACCCCAAGAAACAACATTGCCCGCCAAGGATCGATCTTGGGAGCGCACTCTCTGTCCGGCGTTTCATTTGGACTTCTGTCGGTATCGTCAACCATACGCGATGACTGGTTCAGCATACCCAACGGATCGTCCGACAAGTGGGGCAGATTTTACGGAAATGCTCAGACGGGGGTATCTTTCATCTCTGGTTCGTACACTGGACCATCGGACTTGAATGAACTACAGAACAATGCTTGGTTGCAGCAGGTTGCCACATACAACGGTTCATGGATCAAGGGTCACTACATGAGCAGTGTACCCGTGGGATACTATGGAACTCCACTGAAGAGCGGGATTCCATCTGGAGCGACCAGCAACTTCTCGGGTGCTTCGTTTCCGAACTCGTCCCTAAGCGGGAAGACGGCAGAGTTCAAGTGGATATTCTACACGGACAACAACGAGTACACCGGTTGGTATTCTGCCACCGGCGCTGCAAACACCTTCTTGAACGATCCCCACAAGTACGGACCTCACTACCATGAACATGTCATGGTAAACGGAGTCTGTGGGGCAGGTGCTTCCGCTTCTTGGGGAACGGTGAATACCAATATGATCACCGTGACCCTGATACCTACCGTCTTCAGGCGTTTCGGAAACATACTACGAATCGGATCTGGTGGATTGCGGAACATCAGCAACATCTTCTTCGACGGAAGGGGAATGCCGTCTCACTGGAAGTTGATAGGCACAGCCCACGAAGGCTACAGCAACAAGTGCGCGATATACTGCTCTGGTGGAGACTTGGGATTTTCGGTGGCAAATGAGCCAGATGGTTTCGTCGATGGTCTTTTGTACAGTGTCGGTGTCAAGGACTTCCACGTTGGTTTCTACGCGGACTCTGGGGCTAATGTTTTGCTCGGTACTCTTGTGGCATCCAACTGTTCCTATGGAGTGGTGGCTAACAAGGGTTCAGTGGTGAAGACCATCGGAAGTGTCTGTACGGGAATGGCTGAATCGGGTTTTGCATCCATCAACACTTCGACAATGGTAGCCGAAAGATGCTTCACCTCGTTTGTCGGACAATCCTTGGTCAGGATAAGGTTGATAGAAGCAGGTTCCACCTTGTCCTTCAACTCTTTTGTTCCAGGACAGACATTCGACACTCCCGATGGTAGGATCAAGGGAACGGTGTGGGATTGGGATCCGAGAGACAAGAATCTCACAATTGCGGTCAAAGCCGGAACTCTAGAGGGATCAAATGCTCTGCAACAGTAACGCCACCGAAGGAGAACACGAATGTCATCAATTCCTCCCATAACGGTTTTTGAAGGAGGGGGCGGTAATCCGAATCAAGGAACCGGAGATGATGTCGGCAACGACCCCGTCACTGTAGATCCGGGTGGAGACGGCGATGGACCAGTAATCGGAAACGGTGACGGTCCAACCACCTATGAATACAGCATAGAGGATTTGCATCTAGCCACAGGAAGCGCATATGTGGCATCCGAATCATCCACCATTATCTGCAACTCGTCGGTGGCGGTCTTTACGAGATTGACCTCGTTTGCGTCAAGAAACACATCGACCATGGTGTCCAGCAACTGTTGCTCGTATGCTGCTCTCCGTGGTTTCGTCTGTCTAGGAAGTTCGCGGATGCGTCTGGATTCATCCGTGGCTTCGGTGTCCGATCAGAACTTCTCCGCAGCAGCGTCCTCTTCCTTGCTGGTGACTAGATGCGCTTCAGTATTCCCCGTCTTGACAGGTGTGCTGGTTTCCAGATGCTCGACATTCGATCCGACCAACTTCGACAGCATGACTGTCGTATGGGCTAACTTCGATCCAGCCGCACAGAGAGTACCGACTCATTTCCATAGCGAGAAAAACTCCTTCTGCTCCAACAACAGCACATCACTGTCGAGCAGATCTGCGATTTCTGGTCTGAGCGGATCATTGCTCAACAATAATCCAATATCGTTCATGTGGTCTCAGATAAGCGGAGGCGGGGGTGGGTTGGCGGTATACAGTCCACTCAATCCAGTGAACGGAGCATTCAATCTCTTCGAGGACGCACCAGCCAGTTACAGGTTTGTTCCAAGAAGCCATTCGACCGATTGGAACGCTCTCATTTCAGGTGGTGGCGGTCCAGCATCGGCATTTCCAAATACCGCTCCGGATACATCTACACTGACACTCCTGCTCACGCAGAACAGGGATTGCTATACCTCGGTAAAGCCACCAACATGGCTATACCCACCCGAGGATTTCAGCGGTGCTAGGACATTCACCGGGTCATTCTCTGCATACTTGAACTTCAATCTGTCCAACGTACTGAATTCGCTGATCTGAGGAACCATCAATGGGATACAAGATATGCACATTCGATTCGGACGGGAAAATCCTGTCTGTTTCGCCAGAAACGTACCCTTCCGAGTCAACCTTTCTGGGTTCTCCCGCTCTTTATTCCATGCCCGGAGCATTCGGGCTGGTGGAAGAAAGCCTTCTTCCACCCGACACAGTCCTCACCGAAACCCTCGATGGTTCATTCACTCCTTTGACCACAGGAGAGGAATCGTTCAAGTTTTCCGACTCATCGACATATGATCCACGGGTTGAGGTAACGCTGTTCATGGAGAATCCACAGCAAACGATAAACCGAAACACCAGGGTGATTCAGGACATCACCAAGGCTGTTCCCGTGTTCAATCAGCAGGATCCAACGACCAGACCGAAGCACGACAATTCGGTTTTCATCTGCGGAAGTGGATCCTGCAAGTTCACCCGTAGCCTGACGGGATACACGGGCGGCTTCATCCACATAACAAACCTCAGCAAGAGGAATCAAACCGGCGGTGCTACCGCTCCGCACAACGACATTGCCAAGGGAGGAACATTCTCCTACGCCGTGGAGATGTACTTCTATCCGACATCCACCGCCAACAACTTCACCCTTGTTCAGAAGGGACCGACTGGAGCATCGGCAAACTGGAAGATTTCGTTCGACAGTTCTGCTGGTCAACTTCAGTTTGCCTGGCAGACCTATGGAACCACTGCCGGATACGACAAAACCGAAAACATCGTCAACACCGCTGGCTTGACCGTCAACCAATGGCATCATATAGCCGTGGCTCTAGTGAGGAACGGGGCTGGCGTGTGCTATGCGATGTCGGGATACTTCAATCACGCAAACAAGTTCCTCGTCAGCGTCACGGCGGGGTCTTTCCCCGAAACCCGTGGAAATGGCGGATTGTTCCTCGGAAACAATCCAGCAGGAACGGAATCGTTCGATGGCTACATCGACAACTTCAGGTTGCTGGAATCAACCGGAACCGCTGGAGTTTTCGGGACAGGTGGATATGGATTCCTTCCGTTCGGAGGCGGAACTCTGGCTGGTTCCACGGTCAGCGGGTTCACCATAAGTTCCGAGACGGCTGTGATCATGCACTTTGACGGCGTATCTGGCAGTTCCAACTTCTTTGCGGAGAGCACGGATTACATCCGTTCATACGCGAGGCGCATAACGAGTCAGAGCGTTCCAGGATCTACGTTTCTGGATTCCACTGAACTTGGCGTATCCGATGTGGTGAGATATGCCTTGGGGATAGACGGAGCAACTGGGCTTTCGGATGCCACTGGATTCTCGACCAACTACGGTGCAATAGTTCGTCAGTTTTACCCCGTGGGAGGAACGGGATACACTGGACCGTGGGGATACGACCATTGCTTTGCCTTGCATGGTGTGTACGACAACAACCCGTCTCTTGACACGATAGTGAAGAACTACACCAATGATTCGATCTATGAATATGGGTTCTTGCAGTTCGTAATGATCGAGGGGGCTTCGGGGAACCGTGGTTCCAGCGGCAGCCCTCTAGCCAGCCAGTTTGGTCAGAATCCATACCGAAGACTGTTTTCGGGTGGAGCGGGCAACTGCTACGGAGGAGCAAATGCCTATACCGCTCTGTTCATAGACCCAACGAACAGACTTATGATGTCCTACATCATGGAGAACGGCTATCTGATCACGCAGGGAATATCTCAGGCATCGTATTCCTTCGTTGATGGAATGGGCATAACAAGAAACATCAGCCCGACCGAAATGAGCAATCTCAGGTTGGACCTGCTGGAATATCAGTCCAAGAACAAGGAGGCGTTCGACTCTCTCACGGCGAGCCTGAAAACAGCAGGAAGCAAGTCCTCAGCGAAGATCTCCAGATTCCTGACATACGCAAAGAAGACGGGAGAATACCTTGGAACCAACGATGGAGGCTCGAACGAAGTGGCATGAGCGTGGTGTTCAACAGATCCGGCGATGTTGTTTTCTTCCAAGGAGAGCAGTTTCACATTACAGACATACTGATGGTGAATCCTCACTATCCCCATGCCGGAGAACTGGTTCACTATTACGACACCAGCCGCCACTACATCTCCGATGGACATGTGCAGAGGGGTCTACCAGTTCCTTGCTCTGGCATCGATGATTTGGCGCATCGCCTCGCTGAACTGAGGATGTGCAGGAGCCAAAGAGAGAACGACGCTAGATACTTTGAGAATCTTCGGAATGAAAGGAGGCAACCATGTCCATCGGATCAAGGGAACAACTCAAGGACTATGCCCTCAGAAGGCTAGGGTTTCCCGTCATCGAAATCAACGTGGATGACGCTCAGGTCGAGGATCGCATAGACGATGCCTTGCAGTTCTTCTCTCAGTACCACTTCGACGGAATAGAGAAGGCATACCTTCCCTACACCATAACTCAGCAGGACATCGACAACAAGTACATCTCCACAGCCAGCATCCCCACGGGTTCGACTGGAGCGGAGATAGTGAGCATACAGAAGGTCTTCGTGGTCGATCAGGCTGTGCAGAGCGGGATGTTCAGCGTTCAGTATCAGTTGATGCTCAACGACTACTTCAACGGCTTCCTCACTGGATCGTCCAACCTGAACTACTACGACAGCACGAAGCAGTATCTCAACATGCTTCAGTTGTTCCTCAATCCCGAGAAGCAGGTAGAGTTCAGCCGAGTGACCAACCGCATCAAGTTGGGAACCGACTGGACGAAGACATTCGATGTGGGAGACAAGATACTCGTAGAGTCGTATGTTGCCCTGAATGCCGACACATTCCCAGAGATATACAACGACCGCCTCCTCAAGAAGTATGTTACCGCACTCATCAAGCGGCAGTGGGCATCGAACCTCATCAAGTTCAAGGACATCCCCTTGCCTGGCGGGATGAAGTTCGATGCCGCTCTCATCTACAGCGAAGCCGTGGACGAGATCAACAAGATAGAGGACACGGTTCAATCCAAGTACGAACTGCCCGTGGATTTCATGGTGGGCTAAATGGCAAGAAACCCCTACTTCAAGGTCTCGTTCAGGGACTCAAACCTTCTGGAGCAACTGGTCAAGGAGCAGATACAGATCTTCGGCTTCGATGTCCACTACATCTTCAGGAAGTTTCAGAACTTGGACGCTCTCTTCGGAGAGGACACCATATCCAAGTTCGAGAAGAGTTTTCAGATAGAGATGTTCGTCAGCAACTACGAGTTCTACGAGTCTCTAGGCAGGGTGATAGACAAGTTCGGAATCAACTTGCAGGACTCATTGAACCTCATGGTGGCAAAGAGCAGGTTCACCGAGGAAAGCGCGAAGTACGGGACGGACACCATCCCTCAGGAAGGAGACCTGGTCTACTTTCCCGACTACGGGGGTCTGTTTGAGATCAAGTATGTCAACAACAGGAACTCGTTCTTTGCATATGAACTCTACTGCGAGAGGTTCCGCTACAACGCGGAGAAACTGGACACGGAGATCGTGGAAGTGGATGCCATAGAGACCAACCTGGTGAAGCCGATCAGGTCGTTCACGCTGTCAGCAGGAGTCACCTTCCAGGAAGGCGAGACCATCTATCAGGGTGCTGCATTCTCCAGCAGCACATACAAGGCGACCGTCATCGACTACAAGCAGCAGGAGAAGACGCTCAAGGTCAGCGACGAGGTGGGGACACCCGACATCCTTCTTCCGCTGAAGGGGGGGAAGTCGGGAGTGCAGACCACATACACAGCCCTTGCGTCCACGGACGAAAAGTACCTGGACACCAACGCAGACGACAGCCATGCCATAGAAAGGGAGAGAGCCGCGAAGGACATAATCGACTTCACGGACAAAGACCCGTTCGGAGAGGGAAGGTGGTGATCCGTGTTCGACTACTTCTACAACGGTAGCATACGGAAACTGGTGGTCGCATTCGGATCCCTCTTCGACGAGGTGTTCGTGGAGCATGAGTATCCCGACAGCAGCAAGAAGAGGATCAAGGTTCCCATCTCGTATGGTCCCAAGGAGAAGTTCTACAGAAGGGTCATCGAACTTGACGAGGCTGGCGACAGGGACACGGTAGAGAACATCCTTCC